GCGCGGGCGGCGGCGGCGCTCCCCCTCCGCGGCCAGGCCCGCCGCCACGGGGCCGCTGAGTCATGGATCCCGCCCCAGGCCGGCTACTCCCCCGACACTGTTCGACGCACAATCCGTGATGTCCGCGGCAATGACGGCACGCCTGAGGGGTATGCCCGCCTCTCCCAGGCGCTACAAAGCCATGTACTAGCCGCAGCCCGCCGCACCGTCGCTGACGCCATCGATACCGCCCCAGACTCGGTTCCACTCCTTGAAGGAGCCCTGAAGGATCTGGACGAAGACCTCAAGGAGTTCTCCCCGGATACACGAGCTGCCATCAAGCAGGACATCAAGAAGGTTGAGCGCCGCCCCCGGCCCTCCATGTCATTCGATGAGGCCTTCGACAAGATAGCCGAGCGAGTCGAAGAGGCTGTGCGCACCCTTGACGAAGACGACCTCATCAAGCGCCGACACCGAAGCATGGGAGTCTTCTCCGACGTCCCCGACAAGTACCGCCGCGACCGTCGAGGCAACCTCATCGTCCGCCCGTACGCCTTTGCTCGCGTCTGCCACCCAAACAAGAACGGCCCATGCGGATTCTGCGCAATGCTCGCGTCCAGGGGCCCCGTGTACAAGACCAGCCAATCCGCAGGCCAGCGTGCTGACAAGTTCCACCGCAACTGCTTCTGCACCGTGGTCCCCGTCTTCACCTCGCGAGCATGGGAAGGAAAAGAACAACAGGTCGACTTCGCACGTGTGTACAATGAAGTCGTGCGCAACCAGGACCTACACGGACCCGAAGCACGCAAGGCAATGGATAAGTACTTCCGCCAGCAACTTAAGGAACGCAAGGCATGAGCGACACCCCTGTCACCGCCCCTGCTGACGCCGACGACACGCCGGATCAGCCAATCTCAACTACAGACTTCCAGGCCGACCCCGAGCCTGCAGCCGCCGAGCCCGCAGAGACTCCCGAGGTCACCGCCGACACTACTGACAGCAATTCTCCCGACAGTGAGGCCGAGGAGGCCGACGCCGCCCCCGACCTTGAGGCCCTCAAGGCCCAGATCGAGGCACTCACCAACAAGCTCGCCGAGAAGGAGGCCGCCGAGAAGGAGGCCACCGAGAAGGCCGAGAAGGAGGCCGCCCTCACTGAGGCTGGCATCCCGGGCACTTTCGCGCGCTTCCTCTCGGGAGACAAGGACTCGTGGGCAGAGCAGATCAACGCACTGTCCACGTTGCGTGAGCCCCCCCCCCCACCCCCCGCACCACCCGTCCCCCGCGATCCCGCGGTGGACGCCGACCTCGAGACAGAAGATGAAGGCCTAACGGAGGCCCTCAGCTTCTTCGGCATCTCAAACTGAAAGACTAGGAGGGCTAGATGCCTGCACCCACATACACGCCCGACAACGAGGCGAAGATCGAGACCGTCAACAAGATCCTCACTGCCAACTCCGGCAATGACGCAGCCTTCCCCAAGACTGTGGTCAAGGGGATCTGGGACAACGCCATGCACGGCTCCGTCGTCCAGAAGCTCGCTGGCTCCATCCCCGTCTCTATCAACGGCACCGCCATCCCGATCCCCGTCGGCCAGCCCACCGCCGGCATCGTCCAGGAGGCCGGCCTCAAGCCCGTCGCCACCCTCTCCTCCAAGGTCAAGACGGTCACGCCCGTCAAGGCTGCCGTGATGATCCTCTACTCCGAGGAGACCGCCAAGGCCGACCCGCTCGGCGAGTACAGCCGAATCCAGAAGGCCCTCGGCGAGGCCATCGCCCGCGCCATCGACACCGCGGTCATCCACGGAATCGACGCCAACAGCGGCGCTGTCATCACCGGCAAGGAGGCCCTCACCTCCACCACCAAGGCCGTCGAGCTTGACCTCGCCAGCACCGTCAACGGCTACTTCACTAAGCAGCTCAGCGCCGCCTACGACCAGGTCGTCCTGGACGACGAGGACGAGGCCGAGTACGGCTTCGACCACTTCCTCCTCGCCCCCCGCTTCCGCAGCAACCTGGTCAACGCCCTGGACGCCCAGGGCCGCCCCCTCTACCAGCAGAACCCGGACATCACTGCCGAGTTCGGCACCGTCCTCGGCGTCCCCGCCACCTACTCCCGAGCCGTCCGCGGCTACGAGAAGGCCAAGACCGCAGGAGCCAAGCTCCTCGGCATCGGCGGAGACTTCAAGGACGCCCTGCGCCTCGGCTACGTCGAGAACATCACCTACCGCAAGGCGACCGAGCGCGCTGGTGGTGTCGACCTCTTCGACCGCAACCTCGGTGCCATCCTCGCCGAGGCCCAGTTCGGCTGGGTCATCCGCGACCCCAAGGCGTTCGTCAAGCTGACCAGCAAGTGACCACCAGCCGGGCGAGAGATCTGTGCCCTCTCGCCCGGCCCGTGGCCAGAAGTTCGAAGGAGGTGGAAAAGTGAGCATAGCCAACCTAGACGACGTTCAGGCGAGCCTCATGCGCTACCTGGAAGACGACGAGAAGCCGTGGGTCCAGGCGCTCCTGGACCGGGCTGAGGCGCTCATTCTTGCCAAGATGTCCGACGCTGTCAACCGTTGTCGCGTCGACTTCTACTTTTCCACCGTCATGAAGATGGTGGAGGCGGAAGCAGTCTCCCGCGTCCTTCGCGCTCCTGGTGGCGGCCTCTACAAATATGAGACCGAAGGCACCTACACCTACTCGGTCAACCAGGCAGTCGCCTCGGGAATCCTCGAGATCACCCCAAGAGACTGGGAAGCTCTTACCGGGGGCGCCGGAGGGTACGCCACCTCAGACGCCTCCATGGACGGTTACGCACAGAGCCGATTCCTCGCCCCGGGCACATACATGGTCAACGTCACCGTCGACCCTACCTACATCGCAGGCCCCTCCCGACTGGATGAAGCAGGGGTCACCCCAATCACTGACGACGACGAGGTGGCACTATGGTAGGTTTCCGCCCCCGCAGAGGACGCTACCTCGAGAACGGCCCACATGTAGTCGAAGTAACCCTCGCCATCGTCAAAGAAGGCCGCACAGGACGCCGCTACGAGCGCGGAGAGACATTCACTGTCGACAAGGTCCTTGTCCAGCCCTCCGCAGGAAACGCCCTTAAAGCCACCGAGAACCGCGTCATCCGCGGCGACCTGACCGACGAAACCACACTGAAGATCATGGGAACCGGACGCGTCTGGCCCGGCGGCCCACACTCATGGGTCAAGGTCATCAAGGGGCCTGACTCTCTGGTCGGCAAGACGTTCCAGCAAGCGGGCGAAGCGCTCACATACGACGCCTCGCCCATGACCAAGCACTTCAGCGTCCGTTGCGACACCCTAGGGACGACGGCGCGATGATCGAGGTATACGACGACGACGACACCCACGAGGCGATCGCTGCCGCAGTAGCAGGCCGCCCGGAATTCAAGGCCGCCGCCACCAAGGTTTACGCGGAGATCAAGGCCGAGGCTGCCGCCCACCTCAACAGCGGCCAGCTCACAGCAAGCATCCACCTCAACCAAGGGAAAGTCGACTGGACCATCGAAGCTGACACCGACTATGACGCCCATGCCGAGTTCGGACACTACGTCTGGTTAGACCAGTCTGGAAACGTCGTCAAGCGCGGCCAAGGCGTGCGGAAGGTGTGGGTAGACGGGATCGGAGTCTTCCGCAATGTCGTAGCAGCGAATGGAGGGTACTGATGTTCGTCTCACCCATCCCATTCATCTACGCCTACGCCAAAGAAGCGGCCCGCCAGAACGCCACCCAGTGGCCCATCCTCTCAAGGATCACCTGGCGTACCCATGGAGACGTCGATGACCCCATGAACGAGCTCGTGTGCAGGGTACAGATGACAATCGCCCGCACGCACCCCTCAGGCCCGCGATTCGCGGCCACGCAGATACGCGCGCGCCTGTACATGACAGGCCCGGACGGAGATGAGGTATCCGATGCCTCCGACGCCCTAGTCCAGGCCATCAACAAGTCTTGGAGGTCAGGGATGACGACCTCCGAGGGGTGGGCCACCCATCTTGAGTGGACCCAGCTGCCCACGCCAGAAACGGACATGGGTACGACCGCAGATTACATCAATATGGTCTCGGCCTTACAGGTCACGGCCAGGAAGGACGGGTAATGGCTACCCTCGCAGACTCAAAGATCCAGATCGCCGGAATCGGGCACGTCTACTACGGCAACCCCGACACCGAAGCCCCCAACCTCGACGGCTTCAGCTTCGGAGACGGCTCCACCCTCGAGCCCTCCGGCTGGACCTGGCTCGGAGACACCTCCTCCGAGAACCTCATCGAGTTCGAGACCGACGGCGGCGACACCAGCACCAAGCGCACCTGGGACCGACAGAGCGTCCGCTCCACCCGTGAGGCAGTCACCAACAAGGTGACCATGAACGCCGTCAACCTCGGCGCAGACACCATGAAGGTCGCCTTCCCCGGCTCCACTTACGACGCCGCCAAGCGCGCCTGGGACATCGAGCTCGACGCCTCCAGCGAGAAGGCCATCCTCGTCGTAGTAGTCGACGGCCAGCTCGTCAGCGGCTTCCTCTTCCGCCGCGTATCCCTCGCAGGAAACATGCCCTCCCTGAAGCTCGACAACTTCACCGAGGTCAAGATCAGCGGCACCCTTCTCTCCCCCGCCTCCGGCAAGACCCGAGTCCAGATGCTCGAGCCCCGCACCGTCACCGGCGTCGGCACCGCCAAGCCCACCATCGCCACCCTCACCCCCGCTAACGGCGCGGTGGGCGCCAAGGTGGTCATCGCCGGAACCAACTTCGACGGCGTCCGCTCCGTCAAGTTCGGCGACAAGGAGGCTGCCTTCGAGAAGGACTCCGCTACCCAGATCACCACCTACGTGCCGCGCGGCCTGACTGCCGGCGCCGCCAACGTTGTCGTGACCAACAACGTTGGCGCCAGCGACGCCAAGTCCTTCACCGTCAACTGATATCATCCGGGTGGGCCCATCTAGGGGTGTATGGGCCCACCCGGTAACACCCCTCACGCCCCAGGAGAAACAACCATGAGTGACAAGGCCACCCAGCCCACCGAACCCTTCGAGGACATGGAGGGCAGCGAGCTCTTCCGCCCCGTCGCAACCCTGCGTGCCAGCCAGCGCGTCCGCCTGGCCGCCCGCGCCATGGCTCTCGCCAGCGACGACGACTGGGGTGAAGTCCAGTTCGAGGCCCTCGCAGACCTCCTCGACTTCCTCGAGGACGGAGACTACATCCTCGATCCCGTCAAGTGGTCCGCCTTCTATGAGGAGAATGGCCTTGGGGACGTCCTCAAGCTCGCGGTCACCTACGCGGGGGAAGCCGCGGGCGCGAAGCGGTAAATGCCTTCGTCGAGGCGCACCCCGCCGCCGCCGCAGACTTCTGGGCCATCTACCAGATCGACGTCTACGGCCCGTACCCGATGCGCCTCGTTGAAGCCCTGCTTGAGCGCCTCAAGCACGAACCGTGGTCCATGTACCGCGCAAACGGCCTGGGCGGCCCACAGTGGTTCGGATGGTCGGCTGACTCAGAGCGCCTCGCCGCACTACTGGACGGCCAGCTCCTACAAACAAAGGCTACCGGGCAAACCAGGGCATCACTCAGTGACTCTGAGAGGTGCCCGCGACCAGGCCTGCGTGAGTCGACTACGGTAGTATCGAGTCGGGACACACAGGCAATGACAGCGCTATTCGCAGCAATAGGATGAGAGGCCAGCATGGCAGGTAAAGGCGAAGTTGGCAAGCTTAGCGTCAAGGTAGTCCCAAACCTTGACGGCTTCGCTGAAGACCTGAAGCGCGACCTCAAGCGCATCCGCAAGCAAGTCGGCGAACTGGACATCAAGTTCAACGCCGAAGTAGACGTAGATGAGGAGTCTCTAGAGCGCGCCAAGAAGAAGGTCGAAGAGCAGAGCGCCCGAGTCAAAGTAGCAGTAGACGCCGCAATAGACAACAGCGACCTCTCCAGAATCAAGCAGCGCCTCGAAGACATCAAGTCAGAGGTCAAGGTAAACGCCCACCTCAGTGACGACGCCCGCAAGGAGCTCCAGAAGCGCCTCAATGACCTCCGGTCAGACGTAAGGCTAAACACGGACGAGGCCGACCTCAAGCGCATCAACGCAGAGGTTAAGCGAGTCGCCTCCGACGTCAAGGCGGACATCAAGCTCGACCAGGGCGCCGCCCGAGAGTTCAGAGAGCGCCTCAAGGGCCTCGCCAAGAACCTCGAAGCCGGCGTAGAACTCGACCAGGCCTCTCGCGCAAGACTGCAGAGCCAGCTCAAGCACCTCGGGGCGAACATTGACGTCGACCCCCACCTCAGCGAGGAGTCAAAGAGGAAACTCAAGCACGAACTCAACAAGCTTGAGGGCAAGGCCACAGTTAACGCCGACCTCGATGACGGAAAGGCTCGTTTCGATTTGCGGCGCCTACTCCGGCCCCGCAAGCTGACCATCAACGTCACTCTAGGTAAGGCCGCCCTGGCGCGGGCGATCGCACAGATCAAGGCCCTCGCCGGCGGAAACATCTTCGAGAACATCGGCCGCAACCTCAACGACCTCTTCCGCAACCTCGACACCGCCGCCGTCAAGTTCGCCACCGTCGGCACCGCCATCGGGTCCCTCGCATCCATCGCCGGCTCAGGCCTCGGCATCATCGCCTCCCTTGGTGTCGGCATCGCTCATTCTCTCCCCGCACTCATCGCCCTCCCTGGGATCATGGGAGCCGCCGGCGCTGGCGTAGGCATCTTCATCGCCGCCATGAAGGACGCCAAAGACGTCCTAGAAGACCTAGGCCCCCGCTTCACGGCCCTCCAGCAGGACATCTCACTCAACTTCTGGGGCGAGGCCGCCGACGCCATCCGCTACTTCGCCAACAGCGCCCTCGACGCCCTCGGCCCATCGATCGGTAACGTCGCCGCCGAGATGGGCATGATGACCGCTGCCGTCGCCGATGTGGCCACCGAGCATATCCCAGGGTTTGAGCGCTCCCTCAACTACCTGGCTCAAGCCCTCAATATCGGCGGCGACGGCGCAGGCGCCTTCACCAACGGGCTCCTCACCATGGGCGAGGTGGGCGCCAAGTACCTCCCCTCTATCGCAGGCTGGGCCAACGACGTCGCCTACAGCTTCGAGGCCTGGGCCACCAAGGCGGCCGAGTCCGGAAAGATGGATCAGGCGATCCGAAACGGAGCCAAGGCCTTCGGCACTCTCAAAGACATCACCGTAGACCTAGGCGGCATCATCGGTGGCCTCTTTACCGCCATGGCTGCCGGCTCCGCCCCGATCGACTCCATCGCTACCGCACTCGACCGCGCTAACGCCGCCGTCAACGGGCCGCTATTCCAGTCGACACTCACGTCCCTCTTCTCCTCGATGGCCGACGCAGCAGGCCACGCATTCGCCGGCGTCGGCTCCCTCGGTGCAGCATTCGTCTCACTCGAGCCCACCCTCGCCCAGATCCTCCCCATGATCGGCCAGATCGTGGAAACTGGCCTCAAGGGCATCAGCGCCGCACTCCAGGACCCCGCCTTCCAGACCGGCCTCACATCGTTCTTCAGTGGCGTACTCACTGCCGTCCAGGCCCTCGCCCCGGCCATGCCCGCCCTCGGCGAGGCCTTCGGCGCGATCGCAACGGTCGCCGGCCAGCTCCTGGTCGCAGTTGCCCCACTCATCGCAGCCCTGGTAGAGCAGCTCGCCCCAGTCTTCACGCAACTTGCCGTCCTCCTCGCTCCGATCATCGAACAGCTCGGTGCCGCCCTCATGCCGGTCATCCAGGCCCTCGGCCCGCTCCTCATGGTCCTCTTCGAGGCTCTAGCCCCAATCGTGAACGAACTCCTGGCCGCGATCGTCCCGCTCATCGGCCCGATCGTCGAAGCGATCATGGCCGTCCTCGTGCCAGCAATCCAGCTCATCAGCACCGTCATCCAGGCCCTCATGCCGGTCGTGACCGCAGTCCTGCAAACCATCGCCGAGCTCTTCAGCGCTAACCTGCAGATCATCTCCGGCATGATTAAGGTTGTCATGTCCGTCATTACCGGAGACTGGTCGGGAGCGTGGGAAGGCATCAAGCAGATCTTCACCGGGATCTGGAACGCTATCGTAGCGATCTTCACAGGCTTCGGACGTATCCTAGTCTCTGTTGCTGTCGCCGCATGGAACCTCCTAGGCAGCGCCATCTCAGCGGCCGCCAGCTGGATCGGCGGCCTTATCACCTCCTGGATCGGCGATGTCGGCCGCTGGATCTCTGAGGGATGGAACTACGTAAGCACCGCCACCTCCAACGCCTGGTCCGGCCTTGTGAGCACCCTGTCGTCCTGGATCAGCAATGCAGTCAACGCGGTACGCAGCCTGCCCTCCAGCATCAAGAACTTCTTCTCCAATGCCGGAAGCTGGCTCGTCAGTGCAGGTAAGAGCGTCATCCAGGGCTTCATCAACGGCATCAAGAGCATGTTCGGCTCGGTTAAATCGACGCTCGGTGGCCTGACCAGCAAGCTCACGTCCTGGAAGGGCCCCGCCCCCGTCGACCGCGTCATCCTCAAGGACGCCGGCCGCCTCGTCATGCAGGGCTTCATCGATGGACTTGAGAGCCAGTACGACGCAGTCAAGGACTCGCTCACTGACTTCACGGACACCCTTAGTGATGAGGTCGCCCCAGAGATCTCCGGAACTGTCTCTGCCTCATACGACAAGATCAGTGCCCGCAGCATGGAGGCCGTCAGCGGCAAGAACAACAGCATGCCCAAGTCGTCCGGGCGTGGCGCAACCATTAACATCACCAACAACTACCCCCAGGCCCAGCCGGACTCCAAGGTGCGAGACGAAGTCGCAGACGGCATCCGCCTCGCCTCAAGCATCTAGAATGGACACATGAGCAGCGAATACGCCCTAGACGGAGTAGACCTCGACCAGCCAGGCCGCTGGCGAGTAATGCACGGCACCCTCCTGCCTGCTGTGCCCTCGCCCCGCCTCGCATCTACGGAGGTGCCCGCCCGCAACGGCGTCATCGACGGCGTCGGCCGCAGAACCGGAACCTTCGACGTCACAATCAGCTTCATGGTCGAAGGAACCAGTCGCGCCCAGCTCGAGCAGCACTGGGTGTCGCTCATGGCCCGCCTGCGCAACGTAAGCAGCCTATCCACCCTTACGTATAGCCCCGCAGGGTTTGGGGCTAGAGACGCTCTCGTACGCCTCAAGTCCATCGCGCAACCGGCCTTCACCTACGGCGAATGGACCATAGACACCACCGCGGTCTTCGAGGCAGTAGAAGGGGTCTGGAAGGATCGCAACTACACGGTGCAGCCCCTCGACAACATGACGGCACTATCAGGCGGCTCCGCCCCAATCACCGACCCACTCATCATGCTGATGCCCACAGGCAACACCATGACAGTACGCGACAAAGTATCCGGCACCTCCCTCACATGGCGCGGCACCCTCACGGGAGGCCAGCGCGTTCTCGTCGACGTCGCCTCATACTCCGCCGTCCGCCAGGCCGCAGCAGAATGGGAGCTCGCCCCAAGCCACTTCGACGCCAGCGGAGAGATCAGCATGTCACCGGGAGGCTTCCAGTTAACGCCAGCCCCCGACGGAAAGATCACACTCGAGGTCACCGGCGGAACCGGCTACGCGCGAGCCCGAAAGGCCTACTGATGATCCGATCCTTCTTCCCAGGCATGGCCCTCCAGGCTGTCGGCTACCGCGTCGGCGGAGCCCGTATCGGCATCCTCCCCGACGTCCTAGACATGACCGTCACCTGCCCCAGAGGGAAAACCGCGTCACTCTCACTCTCCTACGCCCCAGGAGACCTAGCAATCCGAGGCCACCTCTTAGAGGAGGAGATCGAAGTTGCCATCGAGGCCACCTTCGACGGCCACACATGGACCGAGCTACCAGACGCCCGCTTCGTGACCCAGAAGACCGAACAGAACCTCATCAACCCAGGCACAGACTCGCGCAGCGTCGAAGCCATCCACGTCAGCGACTACACCAAGGAAGCCCTAGTCTGGGAGGTCCCCAAAGACTCCCAGGACAAGGACGGCAAGTTCAAGTTCCTCTCCCGCAATGCCGGCGAGATCCTCCGCACCGTATGGGACGCCGCCGTAAAACGAGGCTGGGGCCGCGGGATGACACTCGACTGTTCAAGCACAGCCGACTCCGCCAACCAGCCATGGGCCAAGATCGTCACCCTCTACTTCGACCCCTCCATCAGCATCCTCCAGATCATCGACTCACTCAGAGACCTGGGCCTCATCGACACCGTCTGGCAGGGGCGAACCCTCAAGGTATACAACGCCGACAGCTCACAGGCCAGGGACCTCACCTCATCCAAGCGCTGGCCTCTAGCCACCACGCTGACCAGCGCACCGGAGGCCAAGACCTGGGCAGACATGTGCACAGACGTCCTCGTGAAAGGCGAAGGTGGCCGCACCTGGCGAATCCATAACGACCTCGCCCCCCGGCAGATGCGCCGCGTCGAGAAGATCGTCGAGGCCGGCGGCGTAGAGCTTGAGTCCACGGCCCGCCTCGTAGCGGAGGCCACGCTCCGGTCCGGGGCTCACGTCAGCGAAGAGATCAAGCGTGAGTGGAAGTCCACTGACGTCCACCTCCTCCCATGGCAGGACTACCGCCTCGGCGACTGGATCATGGTCGAGCGCCTGGGTGGGATGGAACGCCTCCAGGTCGTCCAGATCAGCGTCACCTGGAAAGATGGGGCTGTCGTAGGGCACACAACATTCGGTACCCTACTTGACTCTCTCCTGGGGCGTCTCACCAAGCGCACCAAAGGCATTGTGGGCCTCGCGACCACCCCCACGGGCCAGCGCCCAACCCCAGAGGTCAAGAAGAACTGGCCACACAAGCCGGGTGGCCTGGTGGTCTCCTCCCAGGCAATCATCCAGGCCAATGGGTTCCCTGCAGCCATGGCGTCACTATCGTGGGCTCCGGTCAGCACGGACACCCAGAATGTCGCGGTAGAAGTCACCGGCTATGAGATCGCGGTCTGGCAGGAAGGAGTTAACGCTGGCCCCTCGTACACCACCAGAGAGAACAGCGCAACCGTGGGGCCATTCCCCCCTGGCTCCGTACAGCGCTTCTGGGTAAGGGCAACCAATAACGACGGCGTCGGCAACTGGAGTGACGAAGTCAAGGCCACGATGGCCTCTGATGCCACTCCCCCGCCAGTCCCCTCAAGGCCAGTACTGTCGCAGACGCTAGGAGTTCTCAATATCTACTGGGACTACTCTGGAGCGCAGCGAGAGAATATGCCTCTCGACTTCCTTGGAGTGGAAGTGAGCGTCCAGCACCCCGGCCGACCTGCCGCTAAGGTCACGGACATGCCCACCCCAATGCAGCGCACAGCAATCGCCGGCCTCGAAATCCGAGATTACGAAGTGCGCCTGCGGTCCTATGACCGCTCCGGAAACCGATCGGAATGGTCTGTACCGGCAACTATCACCCTCGAGCAGAACATCGACGCTGACGCCATCGCCAAGAAGGTCGAAGAGAAGCTCGCCGGCTCCGACGCCATGCAGAGGGCTGCCAGAGAAGGTACGCTGAAGGAAATGAAGCACCTTACCGAAGCGATGACGCAAGTCGCTACCAGCCTCGTCGACGCTGGCCCCATTCCTCCGGATACAGGTAAGATAGGTGCGAGCATATGGGTCGCCCCCGATGGTCGGGTATTCGTTCTGAGAGCAGAAGGAGATAGTTAATGCAGCCATACGTGGCCACCAAACAGTGGAAGGATGGTTTCGGTGCCGGAGAGACGCGCATTACCGCCTCCGACCTGACGAGGATTGAGGCCGGGATCAGCGCCGCCACCCAGGGTGTCACCAACCTCGAGGGGCGCGTCTCCGCGCTGGACTCCACCACGACCACCAAGATCCAGCAGGCGCAAACGGCAGCCACTGACGCGGCTCGCGCCCTCTTGCCGGTCGGCACGATCATCATGTACGCCGGGACTACCCCGCCAACAGGCTGGGTAACCTGCAATGGGCAGCTCCTAGAGCGAAACACCTATCAGAAGCTCTTCCAGATCCTCGGCACCGCATATGGGAACACCACAAACTCCAACTTCCGCGTCCCGGACATCAGGAACCGCTTCCCAGTAGGCGCCGGCGACGCCTACTCTGTCGGCGCCACCGGAGGTGTCGCAACTGTCGTCCTCACTGTCGCCCAGATGCCATCACACACGCACGGCGTCACCGCAGAGAAATTCTCCCAGGGTGTTGGCCTCTACCAGTCCAACCTCGGTGCCGGGTCCGGTTGGCAGTCGCTCTCCACAACCGAGGCAGGCTCCTCCTCTGCCCTCATCACCAAGCCGGTTGGTGGCGGCCAGGGCCACGAGAACAGGCCGCCTTTCATGGCATTCACCTTCATCATTAAGGTCTCCTGATGACGGGGCCCACAAACCCTCAGGTCGCCGACCCGAAAGCTCGCGGCGGTCAGTACGTCACCTCCCCAGGCTTCGCCTCACCAGGTCACTCCACTCCGAGCCACTCCCGCACCGCCCCAGACTCAACAATCGTCTACTCCCCCAAAGGCTGGAAATGGGAAGAGGCGGGAGACGACTATAGCCTCGCCGTCTCCAAGGTCGCCGGAGCAGCCATCGAGTCGTCAGTCCGAAGAATGCGTACAACATTCGGACAAGTGTTCTACATCAAGGGGACCGCAGAATCCAGGCCACCATTCAATGGAGAAGCCGTCGGAGACACCTGCAGGATCCAGGATGCCATTACTCTTGACATCGTCGCAGAGTGGCGCTGGACAGGGGTCGCCTGGGAGAGAATGCAGGTCAGCAACCAGCAGATCAGCAACCTTGACGTAGGAAAGCTCACTGCCGGCTCTGCAAGCATCAACGAGCTCGCTGCCCGCAAGATCGCATCAGACGTAGGACGCTTCCTCGAACTCACTACCGAGCAGCTCACGGTAACTGGAAACGCAAGCTTCGTTGACATCACCGCCCGCCATATCTGGACCAGAATTGTAACAGCCCAGCAGGGCGAGTTCGAGCAGATCAAGGCAGGCATGATCGCCGCCAACGCCATCTCCGCAGACAATATCCAGGCCGGCGCCCTCAATGGCCAGGTCATTACGGGTGCAACCATCCAGACGTCCGCAGCGCCCAATCGCGGTCTTAAGATCCACGACGACGGTATGCAGGTCTATGCCAGCGACGGGTGGAAGGCGCTCGATATCAACGCATGGAGCGGAGACATTGAGATTAACGGGCGCATCGGCCGCCGCGACACATGGTCGGAGGTTTATTTCAATGACATCGTTGCTCGCGACACCAAGACGGACGTATCCAATGGCTTAAAGCATGGCGTCGGCCTATCGTTCAACTCGCTGGAAGATGACTGGTGGCCGGCAACAATTTCTCTCAACAAGAACTCCACGGGGACGCCGACCCTCCGGCTGCAGGGCGCGATATCTAAGGCCCAGTCCTACTACTCGCCGTACCTGTCTATCAGTCAGGATGCGATCGCGATGTATATGCCACAGGGCAACTCTTCGTTCACATTCACTTCCGGCGGTATGAGCATGGGGACTGGCAGGATGTACATGTGGCTGAATGATCAGGGTTTCTCGTTAGGCAAGAAGACGGACAATAAGGTGCGCCTTCATGTCAGTGTCGACTCATATTATGTTCGACCTCTCAACTGGGATTCCGGTGGCCTGTGGGGCAATAATACTGGTGTTGGTATGGATTACTCCAACAGTAAGCAGGTCTGGGTCGGACCGAATGGTACCAACATGGTTGGTGGCAAGACATTTGCTATGCTCGTCCCGGTAGAGTCAGCTAAGCGTGGCGGAAAGTATCTGACTCACCGTTGTACCGAGTCACCGTATGATGGTCTTGAGTACTGGGAGAACTTCACGCTTGATGACAGTGGGCGTGCGACATGGAATCTTCCGGAGTATGTTCCGTGGATCGCGTCGGAGCGCTCGCCGTGGATCGCGTTAGCATCGAATGGGGCCACAGCTCATCTGGTTCGCGGCGGCTACGGTCCTGGAGGTTCCGCCTGGAGTGTTGAGATCTCCGGCCAGCCTGGCACAACCGTGTCCGTCCTTGTTAAGGGCGCGCGCCGCCTAGACTCGGAAGTTGGCGCTGACGGGGAACCCATCTTGGAAGACCGAGCTGACGATGACCTGTGGATCGAGAGGCCAAATATGTCACACGGGTTCTTCGGAGCAACCCCTCCCCCTAGGCGCCCTGATCCGATTGTTGACGATACACTAGAGGGGACAAGCATCGGCCAGAAGGAAGATAATAGCCATGATTGACAGTGAGAAGCCTCAGGTAGACGCCGTCGACGTCATCAATGCCCTGACCGTCGAGATCGCGACTTTGACCAGGCGCGCCGTCGTGGCGGAACAGCGCGTCGTCGCCCTCGAGGCTGAGAAGGAGAACAAGTGAGCGTAGGAACCGTAACAGCCGCGCAGGCCCGCTATCTGGCAGACGTGGCCAACATCGGCTACAGCCAGCCTGAGCGCCGATCGTGGTTCGCGAACGCGGACGAGCTCGGCTACGTGACCACCGCCCAGAACGCGGACTGCTCGTCCCTGGCTGCAGGCTGCGTTGCCTACGGCCTCCATGTCGCCTACGGAGTGCCGTGGGGTCATACGGCCCTGCCTGAGATTGACGACCTGTGGACCGGAAACCTCCGCGGAGGCCTGGAGGCCCGCGGATTCGATGAGGTCGCCTGGAATGACGCTGATCTACGCCCCGCCGGCGGCTTCCAGGACGGGGACATCATCCTCTCCGCCGCCAACGAGGGCGGCGTCGGCCACGTCGTGGTAGTCACTGACGCAGCCAACGACCTCGTCTCGGAGGCCTGGATCGCTGAGGATGGGTCCATCGACGGCTATGCCGGCGACACTACCGGGCAGGAGACCCGTACGGTCGCCTACGCCAGCCACCCACACACGCAGGCCGGACGCTGGACCTCCTGCCATCGGTTCAACGACGCGAAATTCGTGCAGCAGTTCCCTGAGTTCGCTCACGCGGCCCCGCAGGGTACTCCCAACCCCGCGCCGGTGGCCGCGCCCACGAGGACCCTCACCTTCGGCATCGACGTGTCCTCACACCAGGCTTCCGCGGACCTGAACGCTATCGCCGCGGATTTCGTCATTATCAAGGCTACTGAGGATGACGGCTACATCAACCCCTACATGAACACGCAGGCCCAGGCGGTGCTTGGCTCGGCCAGGAGGATTGGGTTCTACCACTTTGCCCGTCCCACTTCCTCCGTGGACGCTCAGGTCGAAGCGTTCGTGCAGGCTGTCTCCCCCTACCTCGGCCAGGCGACACTGTGGCTCGACTGGGAGGCGAACGCGGTCCCCCTCGGCTCTGGCTGGGCGACTGCGTGGCTCCAGGCTGTGGAGAGCAGGACCGGGGTCAAGCCAGGCATCTACATGAATGGCTCCGCCGCCGCCGGCTACGACTGGTCGCAGGTCGCCTCGCGCTACCCACTCTGGTACTCCGGCGGTCAGTGGTACTCAGACCGGTACGATGGTTACGGGGACCCGCAGCGCCCGATCGACGTTCCCTACTGGGGCGCTCCACTCATCCACCAGTACACCGAGGACGGTCACCTCCCGAACTATGGTGGCCGGCTGGACCTGAACCGGTTCCACGCGACCGACGTAGACTGGGACTCCCTGGCGTCGACCGCCTCGTCTGGTAACCAGGCTTTGGATGGCTATGGTGTGATCCGGGTGAACGGTATCTGGGACCCGCCCACTGCCCGCCGCTTCCGTCGGGTTATGAACGCGTGGGACTACCCTGAGCCCTTCGCCGTGGCGAACCTGGCTCGCTACCTGAACGATGCTGTCGGCTCCGAGCTCATCAAGGCCTACACCGGCAAGACCGAGCTCCCGGCTGACGGTCAGTGGACCTCTGACCTGTATCGGGTTTTCCAGCTGTGGGCGTGGAACTGGGTGCCGGGCATGCCTGAGTCGGACGTCTGGCGTCGCTTCGCTCCAGACTGGAGTGCTGAGAAGTTCATCGACGGTCAGTGGGGCCGTGCTACCTGTGCGGTCCTCCAGGAGGCCATGAACCGCTCATGGGCGGACACCGGTCGGCTCATGTACAACCCAGGTTCATGATCGAACGCATGTTCAAGTAAACTTGGGGGTAGGGCGGAAGTTCTGCCCCCAAGTTGTATGCAAGGAGAAATATGCTCTTCATCTACACCGAGCGCAACGGTTCCCGCGAGTACGCGGTCCTGCGGGACGGCTGCCAGACCCAGGTGGTCGAGGGGATCATTGCGGAGGCCTACAAGCAGGCCCTCGGCGCCCCCAAGTTCCTGTGGCCTGACTTCTATGACCGCCTCACCTACGACGCCAACGACGCCCGCGAGAGCACCGGTTTCGACCGTGCCAACGCCACTATGATGCAGCTGGAGCGCGCGCTGTCCCAGCCTGAAGATTCCCCCATCTTCAAGGGTTTCCGCGAGGCCTTCCGCAAGTTCCTGAAGGGAGCCAAGTGATGTACACCTCGAAGTCATTCTGGTCCGGCCTGCTGGAGCGGTCAGTCTCGACGTTCGCTCAGGTTATTGTGGGTGCGATCGGCGTCGCCGTCGCCAATGGCGCTGGCATCCTGGAGATCAACTGGAAGAGTGCTGCTAGCGTCGCTGCTGCTGCGACGGTCGTAGCGGTCCTCAAGGCTTTCGCGAGCCCCGCTGAGACCGACAGGGCGGTTCCTACCGCTGAGCCTACCCCTGGCCCGCGCCACTTGGCTGGCTGACGAATGCTGCCAGCAGGGGGACTAAATCCGCTCATCGCGATCGTAACATCGCCTGACATTGTTGCGGCTGCCGCCCCCCTGCGGGCCGCTCTCCTAGCGCGCCTCACTGCTAGGATCAAACGCCAGCAGAAGGAGGCGCAGGACAGGTTGGATCGTATGAGCGCGCACATTGTAAGAGCTGCCAACGCCGCAGAGTCGGCATCAGAAGGCGTGCACAATAATCACGACCAGAACCTACGAGACGATTTGGACAGCAAGTTTACGGCAACTTTCCACAGGATGGACGCTCTCGCCGACGCCTTGGTCGACCTCAAGGACACGGTCAAGGACCAGTCGCAGAGGATACGCAACCTCGAAGGGCAGATAGAGGGCGTCCGAAATGATGTGCGCACTGACAGGGCTCATCTTTACAACGAGGTAACAGACCTGCATGATCGTATTGACCGAGTTAAGGCATCTCACAAATCAGAGCAGGAGGCCCCATGACCCAGGGGTACGCAAAGATTACAGGCCGCATAGTAGGGCCTGAAGGTCTGGGCAGGATGGGGAGCGTGCAGTTCCTCCCTAACCACCAATACCAGGCCGTGGAGGAGGACGGAACCAGGGACGTTCTCCTCCACTACGCTGCTGCCAGGCTCGCCCCCGACGGGCGCCTCGTAGACATGGCGGGAGTCCCGGGAGCTAAGGTCGCCGCCCCCACGTCCCTTCCTGCCGGCGTCCACAACTACACTGTCATCCTCGAGATCCCCGGAGATATGGGGGTGTCGCGCCGATACCAGGCCCGCCTCCTAGCAGGCACTACCACGGATCTCACTGACATCATCGGCGGTAACTATGTCACCACCCCCGACACGCCACCCTCCCCGCCGTCGCCTAGAGATCCTCTCGTCCGGGAGGAGTCGGACGGTATTCTGACTGCTGTGGATATTAGCAACGTCGTCGATCTCGGCGGCGGCCTCCTGGCATGGAAGGAAGGTATCAATGGCTGACCTCACGTGGTATAGCAAGACCAAAACGGACGAGCTCTTCGCCACGAAGGCGGATCTTCAGAGGATTCAGTTGACTCCTGGTCCTGCGGGTCCTGCGGGTGAGCGTGGTCCGATCGGCCCGGCTGGCCCTAAGGGTGCGGATGGTGCCCAGGGTTTGACTGGCCCCGCTGGGCAGCCTGGTCCTAAGGGTGACCAGGGTCCCACTGGACCTCGTGGTCCTGCTGGTGATGCTGGCCCTAAGGGTGCGGATGGTGCCCAGGGTTTGACTGGTCCTGCGGGTCCTGCGGGTGAGCGTGGTCCGATCGGCCCGGCTGGCCCTCCCGGTAAGGATGGCACCCCCGCCAACCTCACCGAATACCTCAAGGCCACCGAAGCAGCCACACTCTACGCAACGACCACCGCGCTCGCGGCTGTGAAGCAGGTTGCGGATTCGGCTTTGCCTCGGACGGATGCTGCGTCGACGTATGCGGGTAAGGGTGAGCTTGCGGCGTATGCGAAGGCGGAGGCTTTGCGGGCTCTTGAGGAGCAGCTTGAGGCGTTGATTGCCGATCAGAAGCCGTTCAAGCCTGGGCAGCGCTATGACAGCCCTGTGACGTACTACTGGCCTGACTACTACAACGAGTCGAAGGGTACTTCGAAGTGGGCTAAGGCCCTCAAGGCTGGCAACACCCTTGGCCTCGTCATCCTCAACAAGGACTCTGGCAACTGGGACCAGAAGAACGAGGACTTCGGTAAGCAGGCTTCTCGAGCTCTCAGTGCTGGCGCTAAGCGTTGTGTTTTCTATGTGAAGACCCAGTATGGCGTCGCTAGCCTCTCGTCGAATGACCCCGCCCGTACCGGTGTCCCGAACTCTGACAAGTACACCAAGGAGTACATCCTTGGGCAGATCGCGAAGTTCACTGAGCAGTATGGTGAGGTGGCCCAGGGCGTGTTCCTGGATGAGGTCATCAATGGGTGGGGGAATCAGGCTGGCCGAGTGGCGTGGTACAAGGACCTGATCGACTCAATTCGCACCGAGTACGGCAAGGGCTTCTACATCGTGGTCAACTGTGGATCGAACATGAGCCAAGACGTGTGTGCCTTGGACTTCGATACCGCCATGATGTTCGAGCAGGACGCCTCCAAGTTCCTCACGGAGGATCCTAACGCGCCCATCCTGCCTGACCACATGAAGGCCTATCCGTCGGAGCGCTGGTGGGCTGTGGTGCACGGTGTCACCAAGAACAACTACAAGCAGGTCTTCGAGAAGGCCGACACGCTCCCGATCGGCCACCTCTACATCACCGACGGCGTCCTGGTCGAGGATCCGAACCGGGGCGGCCAGTGGGAGCCTGTGGGTAACCCTTACGCTAACCCGCCGTCAGCCCAGCTCGTTCACCTCACGGCTGCATGGATTCGAGGGACCTTGGATATGGAGCTCACGATCGAGGACCTCAAGGCTCAGCTCGCCGAGCTCAAGAAGGGCGCTGGTGCGCCTGCGAAGAACCCCTTCCTCGTGCTCGGCCCCAATGACCCCATCCCTGCGGGTACCGCTAACGACACGGTCATCATCCGAAGGGAGGCCTGATGGGAGACATCGAGCTGTACAAGGACTACGGTCAGCCGACCATTGAGGCATTCGGCCTGCACTGGATGGTGCGCACAGACGCATGGCACCCGGGTGGACCCGCGGCAAACCAGAAGTGGAACCCGTCAGCTGTCACGAAGCAGGGGGATGGGTCACTTCACATCTCCACTGCGGTGCAGGCCGGCGAGCCGCTCTCTGCAGAGATCGTCTCAGCGGAGAGCCTCGGCTACGGCACATTTGAGGCGTCTTACGAGATCGTCACCCCAACCAGGATGCGTGACCTGCACAAGAACGTCGTGTGGGGGATCTTTCCCTTCGACTGGGAGGACACGAAGCCTGGCTATCAGGAGATCGACATCGTCGAGGACTCCTACTGGTCCGGGTATACCGACATGGTCGGCAAGTACACCTACTACCCCGGGGATGAGAACAGCGGCATCCACCTCAACGATCGCGTCTGGACGTCCTCCGGCCAGGGTGCCACTGTCCGCATGACATGGCTCCCTGGCACCGTCAGGTGGGAGACATGGGAGAGTGCCTACACAGAGGAGCGCGCCAAGCACGTCCCTGTCAACCAGGGAGGCTACTACACCGGCACCCTCACGGACGCTGTCCCCATCCCCAGATCCCAGAGAGTCCACATCAACCTGTGGGCCTTCCGCGGTAAGGGCGGATGGGAGTCAATGCCCGCCACAACCATGCGCCTGAAGAGCTTCAAGTTCACGCCCTGGGAGGGCTCCTACGGCGTCCAGATCGGGGAGACTGGGTACGGGCGCCTGTCTACCGTCAGAGACGGCCACGAGGGGGCCGTGACGGCCGCAGTGAAGACGCTGACGACCGACCCACTCCCCCTCCCTGTCCCTGCGGAACTCAAGGCTGGTGACGGCGTGTACGACGCATGGACTCAGAACCCTGACGGCTCCATCACCATGCGCAACGTCCTAGACAATGGCGACGGCACCGTCACCATCAAGCACATGCACCCAATCCCCGGACAGTCGGGGCTCTACTCACGAGAGGTAAGAATCTGATGGCCGCTATCACAGCCGAGGTGCGCGTCTACAGCGCCGAGCACTGCGACAAGACCTTCGCCAAGAAGGGTGAGGCGCCGGAGGGTGGCGGAACGCCATCCAACATTATCGTGCTGGGCCCGACCGACCCTGTGCCGGCAGGAACCAAGGTCGGCACCATCATTGTCCGTAGGAGCCGCTGATGGCCTCCATCTACCCATGGCCAGAGCGCTGGTGGACTAACACCGGTAGGTTCTCAGGCAATGACCTCACAGTAACCTCGGGGTCCATCTTCGTCCCCTGGGCGTCCGAAGCCAAACCGATCGCGTCTGGACGCTGGAAGATCACCTTCAGCTACACGGCCTCCGCGCCGTCTGTGGTTGACATCAAGCACAACCCCTTCAGCAAAGCTGATGAGACAGCCCAGGTAGGCCAGTACGAGCTCGGAGAGTTCTCACTCTCAGCAGGATCCCGGCTGACACTCGAGGTGACGATCGAGCTCTCAGATAAGAGCCAGCCCCTATGGACTCCCCAGTTCCAGCTCAAGCCAGGCCAGCCTGACGTCACGTTCCACCGCATCTCGGTCGAGGAGGCTCCGGCGGCTCCCCCTCCGTAGGGTCCCGCCGGCGGGCTCGAGCCGGGAAGTGCCCGCTGTCATGGCCTGCGGGGCGGGGCATGA